CGGGGTCGAGATTCGAGGGCAGAGCGCCCCCTTCGGCGATCCCGGCCCATGACCCTGGATTCTTGGTCATGATCGGGAGGATGAACTGCCCACGTCCACCCATCGGTTTGCTCATCTTCTGGAACATGTTCCAGCAAACCACTTCCTGGTTCAACAGGTAGAGGACCTGCTCGGTCCCATAGGTGTATTTCAGGGCATTGATGACATCACTTGTACTTGCCATAACGCATCTGCCTCCTCGAAGGGGCAGACGCGGCTATTCGTTCTGTCCGGGGTTGAGCATGGGCCACAACTCGTTGGTACGTTCCTGTGGAGTCTTATACCCGCCTGTGGCACCGCTCGTCGGTGACATCTCGCCCCCCTTCGCGGGGAATGGCGACTGTTTCGACTTGAGCACCTCCTGCCGGTCCATCTCCCGAAACGCCTTCCGCAACCCCTTGATCCGGTCTCCTGCCATGCCGGGATACGCCTGGTTCAGATCCGACCCTTCATGGGAATAATAAATATCCTTGAGGAGTTCGTTGATGACCTCCTCGTCGGGGAGTCCGTGTTCGTCTCGGAGTTGCACGAAGCGTGCGTCGAGGTCCCGCTCGGCCTGTACCCCCTGGTTCTTCCCCATCCAATCCCGCAAGGAGCTGTAATCCTTGTTGAGCTTGGTCAGGGCGACATCACGCTGCCGAAGCTGCTCCTGAAGGGGGTTGATTCCCTCCGTGACGAGCCGTTCGGCCAGTTGGGCGGCAGTGTTTCCATCAAGATAGGGCATCTGCCGAAGCTGATCCAGCATGGACGGTTGCTGTCCCTGCTGTCCCTGCTGGGTGCGCTGTTGCTGCTGGTACTGCTGCTGCTGTTGTGCGTAGCCCTGCTGCTGAATCTGCTGGGCATACTGCTGCAACTGTGCCTGCTGCTGGGCGCGTTGTCCGTCCCAATGTTTGCGTTCGTCTGCAAGCGCCTGGGTTTTCTTGGTATAGGCCGCTTGAACATCGGCGGGCCATGCACCACCCTCTGCCGCGTCTCCTCCAGTATCAGGTGTTACTTCGGTGCCTCCACCAACCTCTTCGATGGGAGCATCGACCCCAAAGTCTTCTGCCATCTGACTCTCCGTCGAGTGGTCGCCGAGTGTCGCGTGGTGTGTTCGCCTGCCGGCGAATGCCGCACGACGTGCTCAGATCCCGTATTCGCCGCTGAGACCCGTTCCCAGGCAGTCGTGGAAGTATACGAACGTGTCGAGGCCACTGTCAAGCGCGACGTGCTCACTCACGACGATGAGGCGACCGCCTCTGGGGCATTACTGGGGTCGCTCCGGTCCTGTCGGCTGGTTCTGCATCATAGCCTGGGCGAGGGCCTGGGGCGCCTGCGGGGCGATAGCGGAACTGGCCTGGAATTGCTGGAGCGCAGCGTCAATCGCGTCCGCAGCGGCCTTGGCGGCAGCTTGCTGTGCGGCCTGGGCGACAGCACCCTGGATCTCGGCCTGCTGCATCCCGCTCTGACGGCGTTCGGACGCCTCGACGAGAATCGCGCGGCAACGATTCCAGAATTGCAAGAAGCCCTCCTGGAGCGGGACCGACGCCGAGAGAAACTCGGTCGTCGCCATCTCGGACTCCAGTTCGTCCATGATCACACGCAGATTCCAGAACGGCATCGGTAAATGCTCGGGAATCTGCTGTCCCTGCCACAATCGCTCGACCAGTGACATGCCGAGCTTCCGGTAGGTCGATTCCCGACTCTCCCGGCCCAGATCGCCCATCTCCAGGTCGGCGGCGATCTTTTCCTTGTCGATCTTGCCTGTCCGCTCATCCATGTAGAGCACGCTGAGTGGGGATTGCAGATGTTCGCGGATGCGAGCTTCCCGGAGGGCGCGGAACTCGGGAATCAGGCTCCCGCGCTCGACGGTGATTGAATAATCGGTCCCGGAGCGCAAAATATCGGAGGTTTGAAAGATGAACACCTCGTCGCGCATGGATCGGTCGGTGTAATGGAGGGTGCGGAAGGGCGGATAGAATTCCTTCACCCGGTTGACCCGCATCTCCTTGACATGCGCCATCCGCTGGCCGATGTGCTGGTAGAGGTTGCCCCACTGGGAGTCGATCATCTCCTGGAGCATCGGAACCGCCATCGGGCCACGGAGCTGTCCGGGAAACTTCTGTTCCTGGAACAGATCCACACCGCCGGCAATCTCGCGCATCAGCTTCAGCGTCAGATCGACCGATTGCATGAACCAGGCAGGAAGCTGGGGCGGATCGCGCCGCTGCACCATCTTGACGCCTGACTCGGAGAGCCCGTTTTCAATCGGCGCGGGATAATCCGCCGGAATATCCTCCCGCTTCAGGCTGGGTCCGAGGAGTTCGTCCCCGTAGATGGAGGCGTTCGCCTGCTCGCCGAGTTGCGAGAGGCGCTTGTTCAGGAATCGCTGTGGGGCGATGAGATCCGAGACGTAGTCGTTGTTCCAGAAGCTGGTGGTGGTCGGCGACCAGTGGAAATCGACCAGCGGGATGTCCTCGTAGGGATTGTCACCGTGATGGAGCACCTGCTCGTCGGGCACGAACGCGGTGTACTTCCCTCGGGGGTTTTCCTGGCTCATCGGCTGGTAGCGTTCCACCACGACGCACAGATCGGGGTCCGTGTGGTTGAGGCTGCCCTGGACGCGGGGAATCAGGTCCTGGAGGGCCACCGAGCCGGTCGGGTCGCCGAACTGCTGAAGATCGGTCGAGAGAATCCGCACCTCGCGGGCATTCTTCAGGTTCTCAAGCGTCTCCTCGCTCACGTCGTAATTGGCCTTGATCCAGCCGAGTGTACGAATCTTGGCAATATAGACGGCCTGATCGGGAGCCAGATCGCGGATGGAACGCACCGAGGCGTCCACGAAGACCTGGAGCGGACTGAGTGTCTCGCTGCCGACATCACCGGCCAGGACCATGTCCTCGATGACGGTGAACTGCTCCTTCATCGCACCCTGCGCGAGACGCTGGAGACGTTCGGACTCGGGGATCTCTTCCTGGGTCGTCACGTCGGTCCACATCAGCTCGTTCGTGTCAGGATCGAACCGGGGCAGCGGTTCCATCGTGGCGTCCTTGACCCACGGGATGTACTCGAACGACACGCCGCCAATTGCCATCCACCAGAGGATTTCCCAGGTTCGTGAGGGCTGGTCGAGTTTCTCGTCCAGAGCGCGGATGAGCTTGTTGACAACATCGGTCTTGGCGATGGATTTCGGGTCCTGTTTGTCGGATCGGGCCTTGAACACCGGGGCGATGCTGCTCAACCGGCCCATCATCTTGTAGAGCATCTGGGCGGCGAGATTGAAGACCAGGTGCAGCTTGTTCGGGTCACGGGCGCGGGTGAAGAGCACCCGGTTGCGCGTGCCCACCCAGTGTTCACCCGAGATGAAGGCGAGGTTCACCAGGATACGCAGTTCGACCGACCCGGTGCTTCGCGCCTTCTGTGCTCGAAGGCGGTTGTAGTCGGTGGTGTACTCGACGAGGCGTTCGGCATCACTCGGCATGATGATCTCTCAACGCGGGAGTGGACGACGGCGTGTGCGTGGCTGCCTCACCGGCTGTTGGGTGTCTGTGCGTTGAAATGTCTTGAGCGGCAAGGCTTTTCTCTTCACCTCTGTCCCGTCATACGATCCCGGCACGACAGCATCGGGGCTCTGCCCAGGGGGCGGCGTGAGACCCAACTTCTTGTAGGTCGGCATTATTGTGATCCCAGATGGGCGTCGGGCCAGTGTCCGCCGTGTCGGCGGTCGGGGGCATCCCGGACGCTGCCTTCCGGCTCGTCACGCTGCATCACGATGCGATCAAGCAGGTCCACTCGGGTCCGGAGCGCCTCCATCTCCGCTGTCAGTTGCGGCCACTGGAGCCACCGGTACACGCTGTTGCGTAGCCACGGCATGGGCTTGGGTCTCCTCGAAGAGCTGTCCCAGCGAGCGGGTCGTCTGCTGCCCGTCCGGGGTGGTCTTGGTCAGGGACAGAATCTGGAACAGGAAGGCGACCTTCTGGTCCAGCATCAGCAGGCGAATCGCCACCTCCTCATCCATCAATTGGCTCCCAGGTGTTGATCGGCGGCAGGACGCGGTCGGCGCTTCCGCAACGGCGATCCCAGCCACTGGACACTCCCCGGCATCGGTGTCGCCCGATCTTCCTTGATGAGTCGCCCGCGCGGATGGCGTGAGAGCACGTGTTCGAGACAGTCCAGCACATGGTCGTGTTCCTTGATCCGCTCGTACTTGCCGGCGGCGGTGGTCCGGTCGGGCCACTGCGCGTGTTCCAGCTCGTAGGGCAGCATGGAGAGCCACGGGGCGAGTTCAATCTGGCTGTGCTGGAAGTACTGGCGTGCCGCCTCGGTGCGGGCCTCGCGTCCCCGCCGGTTGGCGAGGAGCTGGAGGCCGTGATGGGCACACTCGACCTTGAACTGCGAGTTGGCGTCCACCCAGGCCACCGGACGGACGCCCCAGCGATCTGCCATCCGCCGGACCGCGTCGCACCAGCGGAGAATCGAGCTGTCGGGGTCGAGTTCCGGGGTATGGGCGACATACCGGTAGTTGGTCACCTCGTCGACGACCAGTGCCGCCCCCTCGGGCGAGACGGCCACGGTCAGGGCCGCGCAGTAGGTCCCGGTATCGGCGCCGATCTCGATCTGCCAGTCCGGCGGGAGACAGAGATTCTTCCGTGTCTCACCATCGAAGAGAGTATGCCACAGGTTCGGGTGGGAGGTGACCCGGATGATCCGGTCGCCGCGCTGATAGTTGTAGACACGGCCCACGAAGTCCCCGAGCTTGCCCAGATAGGCGATGGAGAATTTCTCGCGGGTCAGGAGTGTCCGGTCGCGGTCCATCGCCCGCTGGTCGAAGCTGTAGGGGTTCACCGTGGCGGCAATCCCGCACTTGCAGACCCAGTCGGGAAAATCGGGATGATCGTGGCCGTGCTCGTGAAACACCCCCACCCAGGGCCGATCCGGCGTGGTGGGAAACACCGCATAACCCTTGCGAGCCCGCAGATTCTGCGCCACCGAGGTGAAACACTCGATCCCCGGCAGCTGATACGCCTCGCAGTAGATATAGGCGTCCACTTCCTTGCCCTTGAGCGATTCGGCGCGTTCCCAGCTCCGGGCCTCGAAACGGGCGCCGTTCTCCAGTTCCAGCCAGAGGCGTCCGTCCTTGGGACGGTTCTGGAGGGATCGGTACGCCTGATTCAACCCGCGTTCCGAGCAGATGGCGTCCAGGAGGTACTCAAATTCCGGGGCGCACATATCATACTCGTTCCCGACGAGAAAGACCCGCGCATTGGGGACCGCCGCGAAGGAGGCCGCCCAGATGGCCGCGCCGGCAGATTTCCCGGACTTGTACGCCCCGAGTTCGGCGACCACCTTGGCGCGTCCCGCCGTACGGGGCACGAGATGCTTGGTGACAATCTCGCCCGAGGGCTCACGGACCTGCGTACTGATGGACTGACGGGTGATCTCGTCCACCAGCTCAAGTCCATCGGTCGTGGCCCACCACGCGGCCTGGTGCGTGAAGGGCACAAACTCAATCTTCTTGCAGATGAAGCGCCGAAACTCGGTGATGAGCCGGTCGCGCAGCGGGACTGGGACAGGGGTGACGGGCATGATCGTCTACGGGTCTCCCGCCTGTACGACATCGAGCCTTTTGCTAGGAAAAACGCGATCCCCCGTCGTCGCGCTCACGTCGGTCTTCGTCCCCGTCGACCCTCTCCGGTGAGCCGACACCCCGCCAATCGAGCAGGCGTCCTCATGACTGAACTCGACGCATCGCTCGCCTTGCCCCATCCGATACAGCGCCCAGGCCCGACACTCGGGGCACGACAGCTTGAGCCTCCCGTCCTGGTGCGAGAGATCAAGGGGGTCCAGACCCCCCTGACTGCTGATCCAGAGGATGTCATCGTCCCCATCCAGCACCGGGACCTCCTCGGCAAGTCGGATCGCCGCACGCGCTCTCCTGGCGTCCTCGTCCGTGATCAGCCTCATTGCACTTTCGCACTCTCGGCATCGTAGCGCAGCAGGAGATCGTGGTAAAATGACGCCAGCGGCGATTCCTTCCCCGCCATTCCCGCCACTTTCGACTCAATCGCACTCCGACACGTGTCCGCCTTCACCTTCTGCGTCCCGTCACATTCCACGTAATTCGTCGTCCACAGAAAATACGCCAGCTCGTTGTAATGCTTCTTCAACGCCGCATCCATCCGGTTCGGATCCTCCATCTCATGCCAGGAGACCCCCCCGGATAACCGCCGGATCGCCACACGTACCTCCGCTTGCTCCGGCCATCGACACGCGCAATCCCCAATCACCGCCTCACTCACCCCGTCGCCCCAGAAATACCGCACCGCGTCGGTCACCGGCGCTCCCGATAACACCATCTGCGCGAAGGCCTCGGACTCCTCCAACGTGAGATCGCGCCCGCGTTCGCTTGCCATCTGTCATCCTCCCCGTCGTCGCATCCGCAAATTCCAGCTTCACGTCACAGCCGCATACCGCCGCATATCGCACTAACCACTTGACCGTACTCGTCCCCCCATCCCCACGCTGGCGATATAAATACTGATGCACCGCCCCAGCACTCACACCCAATCCCTCCGCAACCTCCGCAACCGTTAACCCAGCCCGCTCACGCATGTCCTGCAATAATTGCGCAAATGACCCCGGACCCGTGACCACACCATACGTCATGATCCGCTCCATTGCATATACCATAACATAGTAGCAGTGCGTTGGCAATCAGCCCACGGAACGTAGGTGGGAACGCCCCCGGCTGTGTTTCCCCCTATTACCCCCCCCCCCCCCCCCCCTTATCCGCCCCCCGTCGTACGGCTTGGGTCTACAGCTGGGCCGAGTCTGGACAACCTCATCTACTTTACAAGGTAAAGTTGAAGTGAGCTGCGTCGAGTCTCGAGCGGATCTCAGCTCGAGCTACCGACGACCGTGCGCGAACCTGAACACGGTACAGGCCAGCGGCGTGTTCGGTAGCTGAACCCGAGATAGGGCAAGATCGTGCGTGGGCGCCACCTCCACTTGAGCACAGCTTGCATAACGCATTGATAACATGTTAAGGTGGAAGACACTCTAGAACCTAGCAGGGCGCCGCGACTGGCGCAACCAAAGGAGAAACCATGGCAGAAGAAACACTTACACTCACAACAACGCAAGGCCGGACGGTACAGGTACCCACGTCGATCATTCTCGGTACCAGTCTTGAGGATATCGGGTACTGCCTTGCCTGCGGGGCGGAACGGTATCAGACGGAGCCCGACGCAAGGCGCTACCCGTGCGAGGACTGCGGTGGCGATACAGTCTACGGCGCACAAGAACTACTGATGGATGGGCATATCGGGTAGGGTGAGGGCACGGGCTCAGGCCCGTGTAAACCACGGCCCGGTCCCAAGTCCGGGCGCAACCAAAGGTGGAACCATGGCAGATCTACTCGAGAGGCTCGCAGGTACACTCTCACGGCAAGCGGTGCGGTACGCAGTCCAGCGGGCGATATTCTGTCCGGACTGTCAGCACGTACTCGACACGGGCAAGACGATCCTATTTACGGACACGGAGAAGCACAAGGCCAGCGTCGTATGCGAGACATGTTTTCGGAGTCTGGTCGACACAGCCAGCGCGAAGTACGGCAAGGGTCGACCGTGGATCCTGGACGCGATGCTCGACAGTAAAGGCGCCGAGCTCGACTACGGATCTAAAGCACTCCACAAGCGGACCACAAAGTGGGTACAGGCATGAAGATCTCAGGATCGCCCGTCGCAGTGGTCGCGATCTCGCGCAATCGGAAGACCGGACCGTGTGCGGCGACGTCTGTATCTCAAGTAACGTGTCCGTCCGACTGTCAGCTCCTCGGTGCGGGATGCTACGCGGAGACAATCGGCATGCAGCCTTATACGACACGACGGCTCAACTCAAACCCGCTCTCGTCGAGTGTCGCGATTGCGCGGCTTGAAGCGGCCGGCATAGACCGTCTGAAGGGCAACCGCGACCTCCGTGTACACGTCGTTGGCGACTGCCGGACCGTCTCGGCTGCCCGGCTGATCGGCGCGGCGATGGTCCGCTATGAATCCAGGGGCGGCATGAAGGCGTGGACGTATACGCACGCATGGCGGACGGTCCCCTACTCAGCGTGGCACGGCGCCCGCGTGATGGCGTCGATCCACTCCGGTGCTGACGTCGCGGCAGCACTGGCGCAAGGCTACACAGCCACAGCCTACGCGGTCCCGGAGAGGCACCCCAGTCGGCAGGCGTATACCGTCGACGGCGTCCGCGTGGTGCCCTGCCCGGCACAGTGGTCTGAAGGGGTCCAGTGCTATACCCACGGGTCGCGCGGGCGGTCCTGTGACATCTGTAAAGGTCCGGCGGTGACCGTGGCATTCCAACCCGACAAGCTACGGAAAGTGTGAGGTGCATCAGTTCGGACCGGCGTGGCCGACGCGGTGCCACGCCGGTCCGGGCGGGCGCATTCCCGCGCAGCACTGGAGGACACATGGCAGATGAGCGACCGGACGACACGATCACCGAGCCGTCAGATGACGAGCGGTGCGAGCGGTGCCACGGAAACGACACGGTCGACCGTCGGTACAGTTACGGCGTCTACGCGGGCGTGCTGTGCGAGCTGTGCGCCCGCGTACGGTTCCGTGACCAGTGCGGCCTACGCCCCGAGGGGCAGGGCACGCGGGCCGACTACGAGGAGCTGGCCGGACCCGGCACCTACGACGGCGAGGACCCGGACTGGTACTAGGCGGGGCGGGGCGGGGCACGAGCTCCGCGCCACGGTATCCGTGGAGCACGATATCGACGAGTGCTGCTACGCCACCGCAGAGGAGAACTGACCATGGCAGACACGAGCGAGCGAACACTCCCGACCATCCACCCGAACGGCAGTAGTCGGCAGCGTCTGGTCGAGGACGCACAAACGGCGTACAGCGCCCTGAACGCCGCGCTGGAGACACTCTGCGCGATGCGCCCGCATCAGCGAGACTACTACGTCTCGCCGGACACCTGGGCGCCAGCGAGCGAGGAACACGCCGCACGGATCGAGACGGTCGTCCAGGTGCGCGATGAGATCGCACACTGGGCGGTGGACGTACAGAACCTCTAGCAGACAGGGCGGGGGGGGGCTCCGGCCCCCGTGCCTCCACCCGAGCGCCTGCGGGCGTTGGGGCGGGGGCACTGATGCCCAGACAGACCGAGGAGGACGCATGGCACAAGCGAGCGAGCGAGCGGAGTGCCCCATCTGCGGGGGGCGGATACAGGCGACACGCGAAGAATATCTCGACAAGCTCGTCCTCTCCGCTGACTGTAAGGATGTCATGTCAGACGGCGTGTGGGTCGGGTCAGACCTAACTAGAATCTACTGCGAGAACGACCACGAGCAAGCCGAAATGATCGCGGTGTCTGTGGAGGTACAACCATGATGCTATTGACGAAGGCCAACCGCGCCGTATTGCAGCCACTCTACGCCACTGACGGCGACGCCAACGCGAAGTTCACGGTGAAGTTTTTCACGCCGGATTCTAGCTGGACGTGGTTCGCGAAGGAGTACGACGGCGTTGACACTTTCTTCGGATACGTGGACAGCGGGCAAGGGTGCGCGGAATTAGGCTATTTCAGCCTCACCGAGTTGATGGCTGTTCGCGGCAAGTTGGGTCTGCCGGTTGAGCGAGACCGGCACTACACGCCGCAGACCCTGCGCGAGTTGCAGCAATAGAGATGAGTGGGCACCGAACGCCCAGACAAGGAGGTCAACCATGGCAGACGACGAGCGAGCGGCGGTAGTAGACGACGAGCGAGCGGTAGACGAGCGAGAGGACTGATCAGCATGAGACTAGGCACCAAGGCTCCGGTTTTCGTGCCGGACGACATCGAACGACACCTCGACCGATTGTCCAAAGCCGCGCTGATGGACATCGCGTGGAACTTGGCTGGGGCTGTCTGTGGCGAATGCGACAACGTGGAACGAACCGCTGATCGGCTCCACGAAGAAGCGGTCATCGTCGCGAGATATCGACGCGACCGGGTGACATGGAAGCGCATCGTACAGGAGGAGACATGAGCCTCGCGACCGATCTCCTGATCACCTGGATGCACACGAAGGCCAACGCCGACCGTCACCGGGCGTCGAGGGCAACATCAACGGCAGAACGGAGGCAGGCATGATCTACCCAAACCAAGACGGCACCGTGACCCCGAGTTGTTACTATGATGAGGCAGTGGGAGACGTGAACGCTGCGATTGAGAAGCTCGAATCACTCAGGTCTCGTATCGAAGCGGACAACAGCTGGACCGCCCGAGACGAGGACGACGAGGACGATAGAATCGGCGAGCTGGATGAACAAATCCAGAACCTGCAAACCGTGGTCGACTTCGACCACCAAAGCCTAGACTCCGCAAGGTCCCGTCGCGACCTAGCGTGACAGCTCGAGCGGGCGAGCCCGGATCACTGGGGCTCGCCCGTTGTGACGGTCACGCAGATGAGTGGGCACCGAACGCCCAGACGAGGAGGACGCATGGCTGACAGAGTAACAAATACAACATTCGCAGAGACAGACACACAGTTCCGCGCTGCGTGCCGTGCGGCACAGATCGAGCCGACCACACGTCAGGCGGCCAAGTGGAGGCGTGGCGAGGGGCTCGCCTTCCAGCGGACAGCCTAGCAGACAGGGCGGGGGCTCCGGTCCCCGCCCCTCCCAGGGCGTCTCACGGGGCGCCGTGGCGGGGGCAGCGAACGCCCAGACAGACCAAGGAGGAGAAACCATGGCAGACACGAGCGAGCGACAACCCAGGCTGAGTACCCGCCGGATCACCTCGACCCAGACCTACGACCCGACCGACTGCACCTCTGCAGGCTGGGACGTGACGCTCTACTCGGACGGCCACTTGGCGGCAGAGAGCTGGTCGTGCTGGCAAGGCTCCACCAGTGGCGAGCGGTGGATCACGGCGGCGGGCAGAGTTGACTACCGCGAGCCGGATGACCCGGAGACGACCGCCGACGACCAGGCGCACGTCGAGATGCTGGCGCAGCTGGAGGGGTTCATCACCGAGTGGGACATCTACAGCTACGGCTGGACGATCCAAGGCTGGCGAGCGACTCGCAGGGGCGTGGTGGTTCGATGAGTGGGCAGCGAGCAGAGAAGGGGGTAGCACTGCTATGGCGTAGTGCGGACGGCGTGGGCGAGCTACCGATGGGCACCTACGCCACCGCACAGGAGGCGCTTGCCGCCATCGCTGGTGCGCGAGCCGAGCTGCTGGCCCAGGGCACAGGCGACGACGCAGACCAGGCTGACATCCACGCCGGGCGGTGGGTGGTCGTCCTGACCGAGGAGGACTGACCATGAAGAACGACGAGCAGACGGCCCAGGAGATCGCGCAGCAGCACGATCAGATCGAGCGAGTCTACCGTGTGCTCTCGGCGCGGCGTGAGGCTGAGGCGAAGGACGCGGCACTCGAAGAGGACGAGTGGGCGCTCGAGCAGTCTCGCCAAAAGCAGGAGAGACTCTGTTACAGAAAACCCCGTGCAGATTGTTGTTAACACAGACCGACCGAGAGGAGGAGGGATGGCTGAGAAGATGATGACCTTGGAGCTGGTGAAGACGCTGATGGACGCCACCTACGATGTGGCGGCATACCCGCACGGTTTTCGCTGGTGCGTCAGCGTGTCGACCTGGCCGGAACACGCGGAGGATCTCAAGGAGCGCGGCGGGGAGCTGGTCCCTATGGATTCCGACCAAGCGGAACGGCTGTGCCTAGCCATCTGGCGTAGCCATCCCTGGCCGATGGACGGAGCGGCCCTGCTCAAGGAGCTGGACGATGAGTGAGCCACCACTGGACCCACCGGAAGACCAGGCGGAGGAGTGCCCGGAATGCGATACCCCACTGAACAAGGCGCCATGGTGGAGCTGCCCATCCTGCGGATGGGAGCCCACAGAGCCAGACTACGCCATGCTGGAGAACCCCGATGCCTGAACCCACCATCGATCCACCGGACGACGACGACGAACCACCGACCTGCTGCGGTGGCTGCGGCCTCCCCATCGGACAGCCGAACGGCTGCGAATGCGAGCGGCTGCGCGTGCCGATCCCGCTGACGGAGGACGCGTGATGTCGGCGTTGGGAGCCGTCCCTCTTGCAATCATCGGGCTTGCGATCGTCGGAGCCGGGTGGGAGTGGTCTCCGCTGGCTGGGATTTTCTGCGCCTACGGGGCCGGGCTGCTGACGAGATTCTCGGTCCAGGTTAAGGGGGACCTGAAAGACGATCACTAGGTCCCTCTTAGATTATACTGGCCGGCATGACCCCCATCGATTTCGCGGAGAGTCTCTTGGCTTATGCGGCTTGGTCGAGGGGGAGTGTTACAAGCTGGGGCAGGTCGCCCGAGCGTAATGCCAGTGTCGGCGGCCACCTGAATAGCCTCCATCTCAGCTTCTTGGCCGCCGACATTGGCTACCACCCGAACCCCACGCCGCCGCTGGCGAAGGCGCGAAAACGAGCGAGCCAACTTGGCATGCGTCTTATACGAGAATCGGACCACGACCATCTACAAGCACTCTAACTAGGAGACACCCGTGGCAACAAAACCAAAGACACGCATCTGGCTGTCGGACTCTCCGTCCGGCGCCGATCTGGAGAAGGTGGCAGCCGAGCTGGGGATCGATCTCAGCGAGCTGCGCCAAATGATGCGATTTCGCGACTCGGTGCGGAAGATCGCCATGCGCCTCGACCTCGCCCCGCCCATCGTCGTCGGCGGCGTGATGAATATCCTGTCAGAAGTAATCCTTCAATGCTACGATCCCAAATTTCGACACGAACTTATCGCTGATCTCATCGCGCAAATGACCGACTGGGCTCAGGACGAGGACGACAAGGCCCCGGAGATCATCCACTAGTCTTGCTTTTTTAGCAGTCGACTGCTAAAGTGAACTATATCAACACTACGTTGCAACCCCCGTTCACAACCACCAGGAGAAGACATGGCTGAACAGGCACTCACCCCCGCTCCAAATGTCAGCAAGAAAGAGATCGAGCTTATCAAACGCACTGTCGCTAGGGATGCCACTGACGAGGAACTGCACCTATTTCTCTATGACTGCAAGCGCCGTGGGGTCCACCCGCTGGACAAAAAGCTGCATTTTACGAAGGTCGGTGGCAGATACACCCCCATTACATCCATCGATTTCCTCCTCTCGCAGGCAGCTGCGACGGGCGCGTACGCGGGCAGTGATGACACGGTCTTCGTCGAGGAGGACGGCAGGCCCCACTCCGCCACCACCACGGTGTATCGCATCGTGCAGGGACACCGCTGCGCGTTCACCGCGACGGCCCGGTTTGAGGAATATCTCCCTCGCGCAGGCGCCCCCATGTGGATGAAAATGCCCTATGCCATGCTGGGGAAGTGTAGTTTAGCCCTCGCACTCAGGCGTGGATTTCCCCAGGAAACAGCTGGGCTGTATACAGCCGACGAGATGCAGCAAGCCGAGCCGGTCTACGCCGCACCAACCACCACAACCACCCTCGGGAGTCCAGTGCTGGATGAGGAGCCGCCGCTGCCCGAGGAGGCACCCCCGGACTCCCTGATGGGTGAGGACGCCCCAGTTACGCGCACGATGACCGAGCCCAGGACAGGGACAGGGAACGGGCAGGCCGACACCGATAGCCTGGGGCGCAGGCTCATCAGTGAGAAGCAGGCCAAGCGGCTGTTCGCCATCACGATGCAGGCCGGTCGTGACCCCAACGAGATCTCGGACCACATCGACGCGACCTACGGATACACGCACAGTAGCCAGATCGAACGCTCGAACTACGACGCGATCTGCGACTTCGCCGCAGGGACGGACGGCTAGTGGATCATCGAGGGCTGACCTGGAAGACCCGGCTGTCGGTCTCGCGCATCCTCGCGCACCGATTCGGGGATGCGTTTTTCGTCCCAGCGGCAGCCCTGGAGCGTGGACACCGGGTCCATGCGTGGACCGAGGCGCTGGATCTCGGGCAGGAGCCACGCCCCGACGAGGACATCGCTGGCTGGTGCGATGCCTACCGGAGCTTCAGTCGTGAGATGAGTCCCAGTTGGGAGCGTATCGAAGCACCCTTCGACTCGCCCAAGTTAGGCTACCACGGGATATGTGACCGTGTGGGCTCCCTTCGCGGGCATGACGTGGTGGCCGATATTAAAACGGGGTTACCGAGGGCTGCGGACCCTCTCCAGCTTGCGGCATACGCGATGGGGCTCTACGAAGACTGGCAAGCGTGTCAGCGCGTCGGCATCTATATCCGCAAAGACGGCACCTATCAAACCCGTGTGTACTCGGACGTGTCGGACGGCACGGCCTTTCTCGGCATCCTTCAGGAGGTTCAAAATCATGGCAATCGCAATCACCCACCAGCTCCCGGACGACCTCGTGACCGAGAGTCTCGGGCTGGAGACCTACGTCAACCGCACGCAGATCAGAGGCCAGGAATCGTACACAAAAGCGAGTGAGGCACTGAGCCTGTACCAGGATCTGCGCCGCAAGATCAAGGCGCACTTCACGGCCATCAAGCGTCCGGTCAACGACGCCGCCAAGCAGATCCGCTCGCTCGAGAAAGCGGAGCTAGCCAAGATCACGCCGTACGAGGCCCGGTTGTCCGCGCTCATCGTGACGTGGGACGAGAAGCAGAAGGCCATCCGCGAAGACGCTGCCAGGGAGTCGCTCGCGAACGGTGGGGCCACCCTGGTGCCCGAATCTCCACGCCTGCCAAAGGGCCACTACATCCTCACGACGCATTGCGTCTCCATAACGAACGTGGCGCTGGTCATTGCCGCACTGGCCGCCGGACGGCTCACGCTGTCTGTCGCGGGTGACAGGGTCATCGCGGCGCTCGAAGTCGAACTGAACCGGGTGCTGCAGAAGGAGGGACCCGACCTGTTCGACGTACCCGGCTGCAAAATCACAACGAAGCGCACCCCGGTGACCACGTCGTGAGGGTGCAAGGAGATCGACCCGGCATCATCCCCATGTGGGTGCTGCTGAGTGACGTGACGCCAAAGGCCGTGCGGCTCTACGGGCTGCTCTCGGCGCTCTACGGGGGGCCGGGTCTACCGGAGCCCGCCAAGAGCGAACTGGCGGTCCTCATGCGAGTTGGCGTGGACACCGTCGACGGGTATCTGCGCCAGCTCATCCGGGTGGGAGCCCTCCATAAACTGCCACAGGTCTATGACCAGGGGGTGCCCACGCCGCCGCGCTTCTGCCTGCGGTCGGACCCCCCTGAAGAGGCGGTGCAGATCCCGGAGATCAAGCCCGATCCTGACACCGAGTTTGTGAGGTCGATTGTGGCTGATCGACCCAGGATTTTTACCCCTTCGGCCAGATCGCAGAGAGAGAGTAGTACAAGTACTAGTACTAGTACAAGTACACGTACACAATACTCTCTTCCGAAAACCAAAAACACCAACGCGATTCTCCGGTATCCCAGATTCGTGGAATTCTGGCGGCAGTATCCCAGGAGCCACGCCCGAGACCGGGCATTGCGCCGCTGGATACAGTCAGGAGCCGAGGCCGATCAACACCTGTACGGGGCCGTCCTTGCCGGATTGGAGCGGTCGAAGGAACGCTGGCGTATCGAGAAGCGCACGGGCAAGTACATCCCCTACGCGGCACGCTGGTTGTCGGAGCAAGGGTGGTTGGACCACATGTCGGTGGACTCGGAACCGCCGCCACCGACGCAGACCACCATCTGGCACGCCATCAGCGCCGAGGTGGCGAAACGGGTGGACGCGGGGTGCTACCGTGACTGGTTCGGCGGCGCCACGCAGATAGCGCACGAGGACGGGGCCATCACGGTCGAGGTCGTCAGCGCGGCGTGGGTCTCCAAGCACTACACGCAGATTGTCCAGGAGGCGCAGGAGTCTTCCGGCCATGAGGCGGTCACGATTACGTGGGTCACGCAGGGCGACGACCAGGTGGGGGCTGATGCTGTTGGCGACAAGACGTCGCCGTAGTCTGCCATGACTACCTCCGCAGCGTCAGTCCCCTCCTGGTCTTCGGACACACTTCGTGTGATCTGGCCCATATGTGTCCGAAGACAATGATCGCGATCCCGAAGCCCCGTCCCCAGCGCCTCGTGCGGAAAGACAAGAAGGCGCACAGGACGGCTGTCATCGGCGCGGTACGCGACGTGGTATGCCGGCGAGACCCCAGGTGCCGCGTCTGCGATCAGCTGCCCGGAGCGGGCCGACTGGAGATGCACGAGATCACATCCAGAGCACAGCTGCGGGGGAAAGCGCCCGAGGACATCTTCAGCACCTCGAACTGCGTGATGCTGTGCTCAACATGTCACCGTGAGGTGACGGCACACCGGATTGTGCTCATCCCGACCACCCCCTACGGGGCTGACGGGGATGTTCAGGTCAGGAGGCAGGATGACTGCTAAACAACCGACGCTCTTCCCACAGTTCCGGGGCCGCGATGTCGGGCCGACCGGGGTGACCTTCAGCCCGGTGGTGCAGCGCCGACTCAGCCGACAGTGCGCCGCCATCCTCGCCAGGCTCCAGCAGGGACCGGCCACCAACAGCGAGCTGGCCGGTCTCGCACTCTCCTACACCCGGCGACTCTCCGATCTGAGGGAGGCGGGCTACACCGTGGACTGTTACCAGCGCGACGAACAGACCGGACTCAACTGGTACCGCTTGACAGGAGGCTAAATGGCAACAACAACAACACGACGCAGCGTAAAATCAATCCTCGCGGACATCGACGCGACCATTTCGACCTACGAACTGGAGCTGGCTGAGGAAGGCAACCGGGAGTTGATCATCCTGGCGAAGATCGAGGCGCTCCGGGCCCTGCGCGACGGGATTTTGCCCGACATCACACGACGCTCATCATCCCATGATGCATAAGTACAACGCGGTGCGGACGTGGCGTCACGGCCACTGGTTCGCCTCGAAACGCGAAGCCCGTCGCTACACCGAACTGCTGCTGCTGGAATCAGCCGGGGAGATCAGGGACATCGAACTCCAGCCGACCTTCCCCCTGATGACGCCAACCCCTGACGGCTCGCTGGTCTCGACCGCGAAGTATGTCGCCGACTTCCGCTACCGGGACATCCCCTCCGGGGCCACCGTGGTCGAGGACGTGAAGGGGGTCCGCACCCAGGTCTACAAACTGAAGCGCCGCTGGGTCGAGGCCCAGTACGGCATCACCATTATCGAAACCTAGGAGGACAGATGAACGAGCTGCTCGCGGACCCCGCCGAACTCCAGACCACCCGACGCCTGCAACTGGTGGAGGGGATCTACCTCACCCGACAAGGGGCCATCATTGATCTCGACGCCGACATCACGATTGACAGTTATCTCGAAGCAGTGTCACGCTGTCAGCAACTGAGTAATGCGACACTGTGGACACTCGGTGACCTGCTCGTCTACGGAGAAGAGCAACCCTGGGGGGAGATGTATAGTCAGGCCCTGGATCTGACGGGGAAGAGCATCCATACGCTCCACGCCGCCGCGCGTGTGTCGCGCTCCTATCCGATGGAAGACCGGCTGGAGGGGGTCTCCTGGTCGCACCACCGGGAGGCGCTCGTGCTGCCCACGGAGGAACGCCGTGCGGCGCTTGAGAACGCGGTGACATCGGGGGTGTCTGCCATGTCCCTGCGCGAACTTCTTGGGCCGGGAAAAACGAAGAAGCTGACCGTCTGCCCCCAGTGCGGACACGAGTGGTAACCTCAGACAAGGAGAGAGCAGATGGGATTTCCCTGGAGTAAACTCGGCGGCGTGCTCAAAGGACTGCTTCCGTTCGTCCCCCTCATCAGCGGTCCTGCCGGTGCCATCCTCAGAGCCATCTCGACCTCGGTGCTGGTGATCGAGGACGTGGTGGTCGATCAGCCCAGTACCACCAAGCGCCAGCGGGCCATCGACCTGGTGGGGACCCTCCTCACCATCGCCGAGGACGCCACCAACCGCGATCTGCTGGACAACCAGACGCTGACCGACGCGGTTGGCGCGGTGATCGACGCAGAAGTGGCGCTCAGGAACGCTCACGCGGCGCTGGAGGCCGTGGTGGAGGATATCAGGGGGACCGCATGAGTCTCCATCCGATGGCGATCCTGGGGCGTCTCCGGGTGCGGTGTCTGTGGTGGGCGTGGTGGCACGCCCTGCCCGCGCACGAGCAGTGGCTGGACATGGCGTCGGTCTCGACACAGTGGGTGCGCGACCATCGGTGGCGGTAGCGATGCGCGAGCTATTCGACGGGATCTGGGTGGGGGCCGGGAAAGACTGCGTCCCCGGCACCGACCGCCTCGTGGTGATCCACGCCTGCAAGGACCCCTGCCACAGACGGCGGCTGGGCTACACAAAATCGCTCCCCCCCACCCACGACCACTACCTCGCCATGGAAGATGCGCGGGATCTCTTCTTGAACCTCATCGACCCCCCCCTGCCACTCTTCAGGATCGAGAGCTTCCTCGCGGCCATGGCCTTTGTCGAGACCCACGCCGCCCGCGACATCCTGATCCACTGCAACAAGGGAGAATCACGCGCCCCCACCCTCGCCATGCTCGTCGCACGCTGGCGACGGCTACACACGCTGGAGACCTGGGAGGAGGCGACCGCCCTGATGACGACCCTGGACGCGAGCTTCCGTCCGGGACGGGGACTCAACACGTTCATGGCCGAGCACTGGCAGGCCCTAGGGACGACGCCCCCCCAGGAGCGCGGGGAGTTGCGCCCCCTGTGAGAGTGACATCGGGAGTGTACCGGCACTGAGCACCCGGCTGATCCGTCCCTGGATTTCCTCCATCAGGAGTCGCGCCAGATACTGCTTCTGCGGCCCGTCTGGGAGTTGCTGGAGTTGCGGGATCTGCGTGACGATGTTCGCCGCTAGTTGACGGGCGAGCCCGCGATACCGCTGCACTGCCGCTGCCGACTGCGCGGTCTGCTGCAGCGGGAGCCCTGTCCCCGGCAGCGTGACGTTCGCCGTGGGCGTCCCCGGCTTGATCCCGAGAGACGCCAGTTGCGCCATCAGCGGGTCCAGCTGGTTCATGGCGGGGGGTTCGGCACTTTGGAGCGCCGGGAACATCGTGCGTGACAGGGCTTCGCGTACCGGACCCCCACCCGTCAAGGCTCGTCCGATAAAGGGAAGGGGGGGCTGCGCACCCGCGTAGCGTGGCTGTCCGAAGATGTTCACCGGGGCAAAGGTTTCCGGGAGTTGCTCGCGGAGGTCGGGGAGTCGTGCCATCGCCGCGCCTGTGCCTCGCCCCAGGATGCTAGGGAGGAACGGCCCGGTGTATTCCCCACGCTGCGCCGCTTGCTCAAGAGCCGCTGCCCCACGCTCACGTCCGAAGGCCGGGTCAAGGGCGGTCGCGATGTCCGCCACGCCTGCCGGGATAAACCGGCGCGGGACTTCGGTCTCGGATGTATGGAAGAGGGCGGCGGGCTGGAAGCCCAGCGGGGATGACTCCTTGATCAACTCGGACACGAGCCCTACCACGTTCGTCTCTCCACGCTCACGCTGACGACGGATCTCTCGTCCCGCCTGGAAAGGAAGAAACGCCGCCCCGGCGAGGGGTCCCGCGACCATCCCGACTCTCGGGTCTATCCCCAACCAGTCCTCGGCCTTGTACCCGAGCACTCCCGCGCCCGCGCCGACACTCTGCTGGGCGATCTGCTGTGGAAGAGTCGCCCCGGTCTTCATCATACGGTTGGCGATACTGCCCACGATGGGTGTCCGCTGGAGTCCTTTCTCCAACCCGAGCAGCCCGACGCGGGCAAAGGGCGCAATCTGGGTGGGTGTAGCGGGCCGCGTCGGCACGACTGAACCCCCCCTTGGTCATCGCATTGACCGCCGCCATGTCCGGGCCACCAAAGAACTTGCCGACGCCCACGCCGCCCATGTGCTGCTCGACACCCAACCTCCCTAAGCCGGTGGGGTCCTTGGAAAGCTCAGACGGCATGTACTGACGATACATCCGCGCAAATTCGTCGGGGTTTGCCTTGACCGCCCGACCCCAGATCCCCGGTCCCTCCGTCACCAGCGACTTAATGATGCGGGTGCCATCGGCAATCTTCTTCAGGTCCCGAGTGAGGACGCCTTCTAACCCCTTCTCAAGCGCCGCCGTGATGGCCCCGCCCACGGCGCCGAAGCTCCCACGGGCGATGGTGTCGGGAGAGGAGAGAAAGGAGAAGTAGGTGTAGTCGGTGATCGCCCCACCCACGCCGGCGGCACCACCCCCGGCCCGCTGGTATCCTCGCGCCACCGCCCCGGCCCCCATCGGGAGCAGGGCGCCGCCCAGGGCGCCGTAGCCCAGTCCACGCACCAGGGGGCTCTCGCCCTCCTCGGCGGTCTGTGCCCCGTAGGTGGCTCCCAGCCCACCCCCCACGAGCGGGGCGAGTTTGCGGAGGGCGCGGAACCCACTAACCAACGGCGGCACGGGCACCTCCCTGTGGAAGCAGTTGATCGGCAGTAAAGACGCTGGCGAAGAGCATCCCGAGAGACCCCAAGAGCTTTTGCAGGCTGTTGATGTAGTTGACCATGGTCTCTCCCATCGGGCGCAGTTCGGCTTCCGTGGCACCCGCCCCGGCACGCTGACGATGGGGACGATACCTGGATCCCACCTGCTTTCCGACCAAGGGCTCTAGACCCCGTGGGTCAAGTGTTTGGAATCCAGTCGTCGCAAATCCGTGCTGCGCCCGCTGGTAGCCTTCTTCAGCCACTTCTGCGAGGCGCCTCTCCATTTGAGGGGTGAGAAGGCCCATCTCCTGTAAAATCTTCGTCGCCGACTTCACACGGTTCTTGAGCACAAGCCCCGACAGACCGAGGAGATACTCCGTGTAGTGTTCTGATCCCTTTGCCGGCTTGACGCCACCGAAGCGTGTTGCGAATAGCATGTGCTTGCTGGTAAGCAGTTCGGATTCGACAGCGGCCCTCTCGGCCTTGGTCACCGTGGCGAGGAACTCGTTGGCGCTGTGACTGGTGTCCGACACGAGCACTTCTTCAGCCCCGCGCCACCCTGGTAGACGGCGTCCTTCCATGGTTTTGTCAGACGCCGTCATTTCGCGAATCTTGCCCGTCACCTTTAAGGGTCGATATAGCTTGCCACTCGCGGGGGGTCGCCCAGGGACACCCCGAGCCAAGAGTTTGGCGCTTTCCGGTCGTCCCAGGGCCTGCGCCATCATGAGTTCAGGCATATTTTCAGGTGTCACGTCCCTCGTCTTACTCATCCGCTCCAGCCACCAGTCAAGACTCGGTCTGAGGCGGGAGGATTCAACACCCTCCCCTAATCCCATCCCCACTCTCGTGACGGCCCCTGCAATCCCCATGGTGGGAGCGCCAGCCGCCCCAGTTGCGGTAGCGGCTGCGGCTGTGGGTGCGGGTGGGAGTGGCTGTGGCACTGCGGCTCTGCTAGCGCGTGCCGCTGCGCCAGCCGTGTGGGGAACCACGATGTTCCCTGTGTCATCTGGTGTGAGACCTTTCAGCCGAGCATTGACCGCGTCCCCCTTCGCCCGAATCGCGTCATCGGATTCCCCTGGAAACTGTTTCCGTAGGGACGCCATGAACTTCTCATCTGCCGCTGATCGGGTCTTCTTGTTCCGTACAATGTACAGGGCTTTATCCAGGTCCGACTCGAACGCCAACGTCGCATTTCTGTACCGTGGTGCCGCCCGTGCCAATGCTGCCGGGAGGGTGTATGCAGCTCCTGTGGCGGCGGGTGGTGGAGACGGGGGTACAGGTGCTGCTCGTGGTGCGGTGGTTGGCCGCACTACAGGTGTCCCTAGAGGTGCAGGTGCTGGGACTGGTTGAGGCGCTGCGCCTGCGGCTGGCGGCGGAGCTTCCCCACGCTTGAGCCACTCGGGCACTGGAAACTTCTGTTCCTGGAGCGGTGTCACCCCTGCGCGAATGGGCCTTCCTCGTGGGGGTGGCTGCGTCTGTACTCGTGGACCAAAAGGTGGAGAAGGGGCACCAGAATATCTGACCGCTGGCTGGAACCCGAGTGCTGGCACGCGAGGATCTCCGATGTACGCCGTTGGTTTCCCAACGGTTCCACTTCCAACCCCTGGCGTGATTCCACCTGGCCTCAGACTTGAAGGGGGTAAGCCGCCAAGTCTTCTCCACATATTGGGCCATGATTCGACCTGGCCCAACCCTTCTTCCATCGCCTCCTTGGCGACCCTCGACGCACCCCCTACACCAGCGGCATACTGCGTTTTGGGGACCCCCGCTTCTGCAAAGAAGGGGTGAGCCGTAGGAGTCGCTCGTTGTGGACCTGCCATGGGGTAGCTAAATCCACGTTTAGCCAGAGGTGGGAATTTCGATGATGGCGGAAGCGATTTCGCGCCTCTCAACCCTCTCAGCAATCGGGTGGCCCTGCCAGCGAAGGGAAGCCCTACATCCAGCGCCCCGACCCCCATCTGCATCCCAGCGCCTGGAATCTCGTCCGCTCGACGCTGCAACCCCTCCCTGATATTCAGGGCGCCGAGACCGGCGAGACCGAGGCCACCGAGTATCCCCAGCGGCCCCAACGCCGCACCCACGACGGGCAACATCGGAGCCATCGTCGCGCCCGCGAGGCCCCACTGGGCAGCGCCCCATCCGCCGCTCTGGAAGCGTCCCTTCTGGGCAATCTCGGCGAGTCGGGCGAGGAACTCCGGGTCGCGTCTCGCCCGGTCGGCGTCACGCCATACCGCTGCCTTCTCCTTGAGGGTGTCGGCTCGTTTCAACCGGCGTTCAAGCTCAAACGCAGACCAACTGACGATTGGATCTGACGCATCCATGTCAGGGCACCGCCTGTGACGAGTTCCATGCGTTCACCAACAACTCATAACCTTCTGGATTATAAAGCATGGATTCTATCACTTCACGAGTTATCCGAGGATCAATGGCTGTTTGGTTCGTCAACCAATCTAACACGGTACCAGACGCCCCTTCCGAAGCCAGGAAATCTTCCACATATCTCGGCGACACCCTATTCATCATTCGACCAATCCGTCCCAGGTTTATGGTCGCATCGCTCAATCCCGGCGCCACCTGTCTCGTCCCAAATAAATTGGCATCATCCCCGCTCCCCATCCCACTCCCCAGGATGTCCTCGTATGTATCGTACGGCAATGCCAAATCCCCCTGCACATTTGGCGGTGGACCCATTGGGCTATCCTCATAGACCACCACCGGTGGACTCTCGGCATAGAACTTGTTCACCAATGCGTTCAAAACCTCGTCAGACACCGGCGGACCAGGACCAAGTGGGTCACCCCCCCCCGCCTGAGCAGCTATCTTAGCCCCCACACTAATTGCTTGGTCACGAGGAATGGTTTGTGACGCCCTCTCAACAAAGAGGGCCATCCCTTCTTTAGTGGTCAGATCAAATGTACCCTCAATGCTGAGATTCACTAGTAAATCCTTCAGCCAGTCATCAGCCTTGAGTAGAGCAGGACTGTAGGGCATACCGACAAATGCTCCAACTTCTTCAATCCTGAAGTTCCCCTCCTGTGTAAAACTGCCCATGAATGTTCTTTGCTTTTGTGTGGCAGGGTCGAATCGGTGGTAAAACGACGGCTCACGTAGCAGCACCGCCTGCATTAAGGCGAGTCGTCTTTGATCTTCATAGACTGCCTCTCGAAGATCAGGATCAAGACGTTCTTCCTTCGTAAACTCCATCCGGGTACGAAGCTGTTCCCGAAGATTCTTCATCTCCAGAAGAGTCTGCGCGGGAGCGAGCGCCGTTATCCGAGCGATTTCACGCCGCGTTTCCTCATCAGCCTGTTCGCCTTCTATATTAAACACCTGCTCTGAAACTTTTCGCTGATACAAAAGCTCACGCTTCTGCTGTGCGTCCCAGGCGGCTTGCTGTGCTTGTTGACCGCCAGCCTGCAACGCCTGAATTTGTTCTGCTGCCGGACCGCCCCACCTCCCCGTTATCTCGGGAACCTCCTCACCCCAGTAGGACGGGAGTCCTTCCTCGTCGATCTCCAGTGGCTCCATCAACGGTGGCGGGACCTCGGCGCCTGGATACCCCTTAAGCACGCCCATCAGGCTTCTGCTGGGTAACGATTCGGCTTGCTGGAACGCTTCAGGAGACAACCCGAAATCACCCCCTTGCGCCATAATGGATTCTTGTGTCACATATGGCGCCGTGGGCGGGTCAAGTCCTTTATATAATCCTGTCACACGTTGCGCTTCAGTGGGGATAGCACCTTCCAACGCTTGTCGTACGGTATCCGGGTCGGCGCCTGGATTCAAATTGATAATCCGTGAGATAGCCGTTTCGAGATCGTCCTCCGTCCCATAATCGCTTCGCATGAGTTCTTGTTCAGCGGTAAGATCAGCCGCAAGGTCCCGTCGCGACAGGCGAGCTTCCCCACGCTCCATCCGCTTGAGATACTCCTGCTGCTGCCACGCTGGCAGGAAAGCGTCTACAAACCCGCTCATCGCCGCACCGATACGCCTTTTGACAGCCATCAGCTATCTCCCGCTGAACAGATCCAACTCACGCAGTAAACGTAACAAATTCTGATCCACGGCTGGATCTTCCAGACCGGGAGTAGGTTGCAGTGAAGATAGATTCAAGCGTTCCACATTAGTTGCGGGAATAAGATCCCCGACGGATTTCAGTTCATCCGTCCCTTGACCCCGCAACGCCTCAAGTAGCTCCTGCTGCCTCATCATCCCGATACCAGACAGGGCTCCCTTGGAAAATCCAGTCAGCGTCCCACCGAGTCGTCGTCGTACCGTCATTATGAAAGTCTCCGGCGTCGCACGTTACTCGCCCCGCGCTCCGACCCCTTCTGCCCCACACCGGGAATCCGCGCATTCGCCGTCCACGCCCCCTCGCTGCGTATTTCAGGGTCCAGTGCCGTGACGGGCGAACGGGCAGCCTGTGGCGGCACGGGCTCACCGGGAGATGGTGGTTGTGATGTCTTCTGAAGTCCCTGTGGAGCCTGCTGCCTGATAGGGGGGACCTGCGGAGCACCGCCCATCGGAGGACGCCCCGGTCGTTGCTGTACCGGTCGTCGTGGACCCACACGCGGGGGTTCCCGCATCGCTCCTGGTGGAGGGGCATAGGGCGTGGGACGCATCGGCGTAGCCATCTGCTGTGGTTGTGGGCGGGGTCTGCGAATCATCGTGGTCTCTCGCTAATCGGAGTAAGTGAATCCCTGCGCGGCCCGTGCCGTAACACCCATGTACTGCTGAAGCATCCCCATCAGGGAATCAAGACGACCCTGTGAAAGGCGCTCCAGGACCTCGGCCCGTTGCAGACCGAACTCGGCCAGAAACTTGTTCCAGTACATGTTCTGGTCCAGAGAGCGTAGCGCGATGTCCGAAAGCATCTGTGTCCGATCACTCATCGTGCGAACCGTGTTGAGCAGGTTACGACTCTGCTCCTGCGACATGCCGGACGCGAGGGTCATGGCGTTCGAGAGTCGCGTCTCTTCGCGGTCACGCTCGCGCATCTCGATCTGCTGTCCTGCAGCGGTGTACTGTGGTGCCAGACGCTCTTCGAGGCGCTCCCCATACTCGCGTGCCGCCCCGCTCCCGAGTAGACCACGTCCTGCCAGTGCCGCACCGCCCTGGGCAATTTGGGCTCGTCGCATCACGTCCAGTGGCGAGCGTGCCGCTTCGACGGCCAGTGCCCGGTCCTGGTCGCGACGGGCATCCAGCGCCGGCAAACGTCCGCCTGACTGCAAGATGTCCTGGAGGGTCTTCTCAATATCCGCCGCCAGGGGTGTGGGCGCTACGCCACCGGTCGAGAGCAGCGTCCCGAGCGCCCCCGTTGCCCTTTGCGACAGCGGGTCGGTGCCTACCTGGGTGCTGCTGTACTCGGCATACGCAGGAGGGATGAAAGGGGCACGTGTGGGCGCCGGTTCCCCAAACCCCGGACCGATGACATCCTCCTGCTGCTGGAAGGGGATGTTTGGCAGGATGTCCTCGCCCATAGAATAGTCTGGACCCAGGGTACGACGCTCAACGTCCGGACTGATGACATCCTTCGGCGGTGTCGTCGGCGTCAGTGTCGGCGTCGGTGTCGGCGTCGGTGTCGGTGTCGGTGTCGGTGTCGGTGTCGGTGTCGGTGTCGGTGTCGGTGTCGGTGTCCCGCCGTCCGGGTCCTTTTCCTCTTCCTCACCCCATCCTTCGGGGATCGGAGTCTGTGTCCAATGCTCCTGGCCTGGGGGTTGATAGTCCGGTATAGGCTCTTGCTCTGCTGGAGTCACCCAATCCTGGAATAGCTCAGTTCCTCCTTCTTCTTGCCCAGGGAAAGGAGGCCCGTATCCCTCTTGGGCCATTGTGGTGGAGCCGGGGACCCCGCTTGGATCGAATGGGTAGCTGCTATACGGTCCACGGGGTTCGACCCCCACTCTCCGGGGCACAGTCACATCTTCATCACCACTGCCATCTCCCCCTTCAGTCTCCGAACCCTCACCCTCACCCGGCCAATTCGTAAACTGAGGCGTGATGTCTCCTTCGGTCGGCGCTCGCTCCTCTCGCCGAGGCGGCTGTGGCTGGGGACGAGGCTGTTGATCAGGCTCGGGACGAGGCAGCGGTGGACGAGGCGGCTGTGGCTGGGGCCAGTCAGGCGTCGGCGGCTCGGGCCGGGGAGTCGGTGGCTCGGGTTGGGGAGTCGGTGGCAACGGACGAGGCGGATCGGGTTGGGGCCAGTCCGGCATCGGCGGGACTGGATAGTCTGGAACATGTGTTGGCCCACCGTTAAGCTGTGGAGGTGGATACGGTGATGGTACGGGAATCTCCGGCGGGATATCGACCGGGTCGAATTCCATCCCATCCCAGCCTTCGACATCGGAGAACTGGTCGTCCCACTCATTATCTTGCTTGCGTCGACGAACCGGCATAGCTCAATCTCCTTCAGGGGGTGGGAATATCTGGTAGGTCATCACGGTCTCGAGGCAGTGGCCTCTCAGGACCTTCATCACCGGATGTTCCCCCGCCTGATCCTACTCTTCTCCTTCTACGTACGCCGTTTCCGTTATCGTCGCCGTTGCCGTCGCCGTTGCCGTCGCCGTTGCCGTTCCCGGGATGGTAGGGTCTGGAGCCGGTAAACATCCCACCGGACATCAGATTTCCAATCGGGTCCTGAGTCACCCCTAGCAGCTCCAGTGCCGCCATCATTTCCGGTTGTCCTTGTCCCGCCTGTGGCAGCGCCGGTGTCGGCTGTGGGGTAATGGGAACTCCAGCAAATCCCGGACTGGGATAAGAGCCTATCGGTCCCGCTCCGATATTGTGTCCCGGTCGTCCCAGGAGTTCCCCGCGATAGAGTGCCTGGTCCACTGCCGTGGGACCGACACGGAAACCACCCACCCTGCTCAGGTCAATTCCTGGGACCGGGTTCACCGGGTACGGGATCGAGACCGGCTGTGCAGCTCGTCCGGCATAGATCCCAGTCAATTGATCCAGCTTCTGCTGATAGTCACCAAGCAGCGTCCCCGAGAGATCGGAACGGCGCGGAGCTATATTTGAACCGGAAGTGTAGCCCCCTAGCTTACCTGTTGCACCTGAACCGAGGGCACCTCCAGCGGCTCCGAGTCCACCGAGCATAAGGGGGACAAGCCATCCTGCTGTGGCTGGGTCCATAATGGCAACTCCTTCCGCAAAATCAGATGCGGGATCTTCGTGTATCCGAGACGTGTGGCAAACAGAAGTGACCGGCGGTTCTCCGGGTCAACCGAGATCATGAAGTGCCTGATGCCCAGCTGTCGCGCCGTGTGCTCACCCACGCGGGCCACCGCGAAACTGTGGCGGCGTTCCTCGGGCACGATGTAAATATGGGGACGACCCTTGTCCCACTCCGGTGAGAGATCGCTGACAATCACACACCCGATGGCGCGGTCGTCACACAGTGCCATCAGGAAAATCGACCGTCTCTCGGCGTGACGCTGAAGAATGTCGTTGAACGCTAGCGTACAGGCCAGCGGGTCCGGCAGCGGGACCCCCATCATGGCTTCGATCCCCTTCTGGTCATGTCCGTACCACAACGACAGCGCCTCGGAATCGGCTGGCTCAAACGGGCGCAAGCGGATCTCAGCCATCAGTTCCAGAGTGTATCACTGCGTGACCTGCAACGTAATCATGCCACGGATGTCCAGATCGTTGGTCACGCTGGACGGCCACGCCGCATGGTCCGTCCGAAAACAGTAGAGGGACGTGGTGCCCCCGGTCGTGATGTAGCCCTCGGTCTCGATGTCGCCCCGGATGGTCAGCGGTCCCGTGTAGGTCGTGTTGCTCGCGGCCATGCCCAGCGGGAGCGTGATCGTCAGCCGGTTGCCCATCCCGGAGCCGGTGCTGGTGTTCTCCAGAAAGAAGCTCGCCACCATGAAACGCCCCATCTTGACGAACTGGTAGAGCTGCTGGTCGGCACTCGCCACGGTCCAGGTTCCCGTGTTGGCGGTGAAGTTGCCGGCGGCAAAGGCGACATCGCGCCAGCCCAGTTCCTGCTGGATGCGCGTCAGACGGCGTCTGGTGTCGAGCGCCGAGAAATATAACGACCGCATCGCCTGCTCGGTGACCGGCCCGGACTCCTCCCGCACCCGCGCAAAATCAGGGGTGGGGAAGTCCAGCGGAATGTTGCTGCGTGCCATCAGCGTCTCGGGAGTAGGCTCAGGAGTCTTTGGATAAATGAGGGCTCCGGTGTGTTTCTGTCAGCTAGGTCCTCGACCCACGTGCGCTGAAGCTGGTTACCCTCAGCAAAATCCGCGCCTCGCTCTAACTCCCGTACGATCTCCCTGTCTGCTTGCCGCAGGGTCCCCCTCCGCTTCATATACGCCTGCGGTTCGACGACGGTGTTGCCGATATCTTCCGCTAGTTCATCCATAATCTCATACCTTTTTTTTGCTTGCCGTCCACCTAGGAGTTGTGCCCAGTGAGTAGCTTCGTGTGCTGCGGTCCCTGACATAAGAACTTCAGGCGGTGGATCCCAATTTGAGCCAGCCAACCACTCTGGAGGTGTTATATCAATTCCTGGCCTCCTACGTACATTCCTTAACCCTGGCACCAATCCTTCCGACGGGGGACCCCCATGAAATTGGCCCAGATGATGGGGCAGCGTCCCCTTCGCCGTTGCCTCCTGCACAAAGGCTGGCGTATACTCTGGGTCCCTCTGGAGAGTACCCTTAGCATGTTGAAATGCTGCCATCACCCGTGGATGTGTTACCGTAAGGCGTCTAAACATATTTTGTGCGGTTGAAGGGTCCAGCTCTGTAATCTGCGACATTAATCTCTTGAGCATTTTGCTTCGATATGCAGCCGACCGCAAGCGACTCCCTAGCGGCATCACCCCAACACCCATGAGATCGGAGATCGCCTGCTGTGCCTGGTCCTCTTGTGTCTCCCCAAACATGAAATCGGCAGCCGTGTTCACCCCCCGCTTGGCTGTATTCAGCCATCTCTCAAGTTCCCAGAATCCGGGGTCTTCTTCTGCTGTTGGCTCCCAGTCTTCTGGCCGCTCCACATCGAAGCGTGGTTGCAGCGGCGGTAACGACCTGCGTACTGGTGGCATCTACGTCCGTCTCCGCATCTTCCCGAACGTCTGCGCGAGATGTGCCCGACGTTTAGTTTTCGTGGTGGCCTCCGACCCCGGCTTGAGAACATCCGTGGCAAACTGCGCAGTGCTCTCACCGGCCCGTTCTGCCTGGGCGCTGAACGACCCCGGCTTGAAATTGGGGCCTTCCTTCATCTTCTGAATCCATTTGCCAGCCATCAGCTCTGTAACCTCCGTGTCGCGCCAGGCAGCACCTGATACCCCAGCGTCATGCCCTCCAGGCTCCAGCTGCCATCCGCCGCATCGTCGCTGATGCGAATACGGCACCCCACGTCCTGGATGTAGTCTCCGTTGGTGCCTTCCAGATTGATGATCTTCTGCACCGATTCATAGGGCACCACGATGTCGCTGCCCTCGGAGGTCTCGATCCCGTTGCTGTCAGCGGTGATGAGCTGCAAGCCCACCGCAACCAGGGACCGACTCGCCGCACCCCGGCTCACGGCATCATCCGACGAACTCCCGCTCATCCACTCCACGGTGAGCGTGACATCGGTGTCCGCCTCGGCGATGATGTCCAGCCACCGCCAGCGTTTGATGAACGCCATGAGGTTGGTGTCCCCATCCGACCCGTAGAGCACCTTGGTGATCCACCGAGCCGGGATATTGTCCCCATCGAACGAATCCCCGCTGAAGAATTTGTAGGCGAACCCGCCCTTCCCCGTCTGCGCTTCACCCGTGACGATCACCTGGGTATCGGTTGCGGTGTCCACCGTGGTGGCCGCCGACATCGGCATCGTGGGCCACACATACCAGACGCCCCAGCGGTAGTTCCAGACCACCCCCTGCGTGCATTCGGCGTTCTCGCCCGCCGGGGTGGGACCGGGCCAGAACCAGACCACATGCCCGTTCTCGATGTCATGGACCGCGTGGGTTTTCGTCCGCTGGGCATAGAGAAACGTCTGGAGCGTCTCCTTGACCGGCGTCGAGATGATGGTGTCGTTGTTGCCGTCGAAGAGTCGGATGTCGCCCATCGGGGTGAAGTAAGCCAGCATCACCCGGTTGGTCGTGACCTGTCCGCTCGAAGGGTCGGTGTAGACCGCGCCGGCAGGTATCCGTACCACCGACGACTGCGAGACCGTCCCCGTGACGGCGTTGGACTTGGTGCGCACCCAGTCCATGATGTCGGAGACTATTTGTCCGGTGCCCGAGACCGTCCAGATGGAGCGTTCCTGGAAAGCGACCAGCATTCCCTCGAAATCCCCATGAAGCGCGGTGAGGAGGTCCCCCACTGAACTCTGATCGGTAAAATCGAGAAAGTTATTCGTCCCCACCTGATCGGGCTGGCCGGGGTCGGACCACTGAATCCGACGCGGATAGGTGTTCGTGCGTCCCCACCAGAGTCGCTGCTTGTGGGGTTCGCAGAGGTACGCGCCGCTGGGCGGTGCATCACCGTGTTCCTCCAGGAGGCGGTTGGCGAGGATGTCCAGGTCGGACGCATTGTCGGTATAGGACGTGGTCGTGCGTCCGTCAATAAACGTGACGAAGTAGAAGTTCGTGCCGGTCCCGGTGGTTCGGTAGAACTCGTAGCCCGTGATATCGGTGTTGCTGTCCGCCGACCAGGAGAGATCGGCCTGTTCGTTCTGGAGCTGGATGACATTCGAGGTCGCGGACCCGGCAGTGCGTGTCTCGGAGCCGTCCACGCTGACGAGCTTCCAGGTATAGGACCCGTTGAGTTGCCCACTGTCGGTGTTGACGGCGGCGGTCGGGGTCGGAGACTGGGACGTGGGTCCGGCGGTCGAGAGCGCAGAGCCGTTCCAGGCACGGGGCGCCACCACGCCGTTGGAGAAGAACAGTGTATTGTCCACCTGCGCGAAATCTGGAATGGACTCCACCGAGCCGCTGCCGAAATCGACAATGAACGTCCAGTTCACCCCGTCGTCGGTGCTGTACCAGAGTTCGTACTCGTCACTCCCGTCATCGAAGACCCCGATCAACTGGCGTGTGAAGGTGCCGTCACTGTTGGTCTTCCGGTAGGCCCGGAGCCCGCGCAGCATGGTCGCCGAACCGCCCGTGTTGGTCGTGACCGCCGAGGAATTCTGCTTGACGTAGCCGAGGATCTTCTTCGCCCGACCGAGCTTGTCAATCCAGAGGTTCCGGGACCCCGACGAGGAGTAAATCGACGGCAGCGCCACCGAGTGAATCCCCTCCTGGGTGCCCAGGAAGACGGTGAAGACCTGCGTCTGGATCGGGTAGGCCATGACTACCCGTTCATCCTCGGGGAGACGCGGTGCAGGAAATCTCGTGTGTCGTTTTCATGGAATATCCAGGATCGACCTTTCTCCAGGATCACCAGATCGAGGTGATGCCCATCCTCCATACTATAGACCGCGATCTGCATGCCCCAGCGGGCCTCGATGTCCAGCTGACCCTTGAGCCCCATCACCCCTACCCAGTACTCGCCCGCCGTTTCCGAGGCATAGGCCCGCACGACTCCCGATTCGTGTGTCTCGGGCCAAATCTGATCAGCGATGCCCTTATACGGGTGACCGCTCCAGTGGTGATTTTGTCGATGTCCATTCGCGAGATCGCCAGGGATGAGATCATGGACGGTTTCCATGGCGCCCATAACCTCATCGGAGATAGCCTCGTCAAACGGCACATCACCACGCACGCCCGCCGCACTGTGTAAAACGTAGGCCGCACCGCCCGCGATATAGGTCGTCGCCATCGCCATCGCCAGGCGATTCCCATCCATCTCGGTTGCGCCCGATGAGCCAGGACCGATGGGTTCGTTGTTCGTGAAGACGGTCGTTGGGGTGTTGTAGAACTGCACCTCCCACGGCTGGCGCACGGGCCGATAATATCCGTCGATGGTGTCGATGCGTCGATCAAAATGTGGTGTCAAGAGATCGGCTGTAATATCTTGTTCTCTGAATAAACGATTGATACTTTCTTCTGCATTTCCCCCATCAGGCGAACTGGGGGCGATGGGGATTGTGCTGCGCGACATCCAACGTCGAGTCAACGCTGCCAAATTCGCATCATCGATCCCGTTCAAATTGCTTTCATTCGCGATCTCCACAAATTGGATGGCATGGCGTCGTGTCTCCAAATGCACAATCATCGTGTCTACCCATGCCAACCGATCAGCCTGATCAGGCATCATCACTTGGGCATCGGCAAACAACACGACCTGCACACGCACGCGCCGCTCCCAGCACGCATCGAGGAGATGGCACAGTGTCTCGGTGTAGTCCGACCAGCGTGGATCAATCTCGCGTCCTTGCCAGTAGGGTTGACTACCCACCATAGACAAGACTCGCACATAGTCCACCCCCCACCCGGCGATCCAGGTGAGCGCCGTGTCAAGTTTCGGGCGATCATGCTTCGCCGCCCAGAGTCCCCAGAACAATGACACGCCCCACGCGGCGTAGGGTCC